AAACAATTTTGTGGCTAACACAACTCCTTTTAATATTCCTAGTAATACTTTAGAAAAGGATTATACAACTGCTGCGGATAGTTTACACTTTAGCTCGTATCCAAGTGAATGGGATGGAGAGAGTGCTTATGAAGATACATTGTTTAAAAAGTATTATCGTAGTTATATAAGAGACGTTTTTGAGCCTATTAACAGATTGATAAAAGTGAAGGCTTTCTTACCGATTAAGATACTACAGAAGTTAAAGATGAATGATAGAATTGTAATCAACGATAGACAACATAGAATTAATAAAATAACAAGTAACCTAAAGACAGGTGAGAGTCAAATAGAATTACTCAATGATTAAGAACATAATTGATTTACTAAATACTGATGATTGGTACTTGGGAGATGAGGATATAGATTTCGCTAAAGGAATAAATAAACTACCTAATCACAGAAAAGAAATAAAAGAAAAGATAAGAAGAATATTGTATGGCAAAGACTGAAATCATATATACTGCAACGCTTGATTCAAGTGGTATTGTTGCAGGGGTTAATCAAGCAAACAAGAGTTTTGATTCTCTTGAAAATTCTGCTAATAAGGTAAATAAACCTTTAAAGAATGCGAGTAAAGGTTTTGAGGATATGAATTCTGCTGCTGGAGTTGCTGGTTCAACCGTAACTGAATTTGGTAGATTAGTCTCTGATGCACCTTACGGAATACAAGGTATGGCTAATAACCTTTCTCAATTAGGTTCTATGTTTAGTCTACTTGTAGTTAAGGCGCAGAAGATGAATAATGGGTTGAGTACATTTCAAAATGTATCAAAACTATTAAGCGCACAAATATTTGGTCCAGTAGGTATTCTTGTTGCTTTCCAAGCGGTTGTGGCTGCAATAGAATTCTTCTCAAAAAAACAGAAAGAAGCTACAAGTGCTGTTAGCGATTTTAATAAAGAAATACAAAGTCAAGTATTAGCTTTAGACCAATTATTAGCTTCCTTTAACATATCTGAACTTATAGAAAAATTTGACTTATTAAAAGAAGAAGACCCTTTTGGATTATTTACTGATTCTGCAAAAAAAGATTTCGACAGTCTTGTGGAGTTTTTGTCTTTTAAATCTCCAGAGTTTAAAAAAGCACTTGAGAATCTTACTCCAGAACAAAAAGAAGATAGGCAAGTCTTACGAGGTTTGTTGGAAGAGTTTCAAAATATATTATCATTAAGAAAAAGGATAAGTGATATTAATAAAAAAATAGCTGATGAAGATACTGAAGAGGATGAAAGAAGACAATTAAGAATAGACCTTCTTACTATAGAGATGGGTCTAATGAATGCTGTTAAAAAGTTTGACCCCGATTATAAGAAAAACAGAAAAGAAGAACAAGATTTATTAGAGGGAACAATAGATTATTATGAGCATCACATTAAATTACTCACAAAAGAAAGAGATGGAGTTGCAAGAAGTGCTGAAGAAATTGATAATTATAATGAAAAGATAAAAGAATTTCAAGATGCTTTAAATTTCCTTTTACTAGCAAGAAAGCAAGATAAAGTGGAGGTTGTTCTCCAGATGCTAGGCATTGCTGATGTTGTAAAAGGGGATGTTGCAGAAAGAATAGCTGAAGGTGTTCCTACCCCTGAAGAAATAACTGAAGCATTAAAAGCAAAAATGGCTGGTGAAGAATCAACAGCTTTTTTGGAAAAATTTTTAGGTTTAAAAGAGTCTGCTGAAAAAACAATAGAAATAGCTGACCAAATAGCAGGGGGATTAAGTGTTATAGGAGATTTCTTTGATGCAGAAGCTGAAAGAGATATTGCAAGAGAGAAAAATAAGACTACAAAAGTAAATAATGAATTAAGAGATAGACTTAAAAATGAGAATTTATCTGCTGCCGAAAGAGAGCGTATAAATAAAAGAATAGCAACTAATGAATTTAATCTAGATAAGAGTCTTGATAAAATCAGAGAGAAACAATTTAAGCAACAAAAAGCATTTAAGATAGCTGTTGCTTTAGCAGATACAGCCTCTATGGCTGCCAAAGCTTATTTGTCTCAATTATCAGTACCTACTCCTGATGCTGTTGGAAGAGCAAAGGTGGCTGCTAAAATTGCTACTGCATTTGGATTATTACAAGTAGCAACAATAGCAAGACAAAAATATGTATCTGGTCAAACCTCTGTAGCAGGATTAGGAGGAGCTTCTTCTTCTGGTACTGGAGGTGGAGAGCCTTCTGCTCCAGATTTTAATGTAGTTGGTGCTTCACAACTTAATCAAGTTGCTGCTGCGGTTGCTGCACAAAGAGAACAACCAATTAGAACATATGTAGTGGCTTCAGATGTGTCTACAGCACAAGAATTAGATAGAAATATCTTATCAGAAGCCTCTATAGGATAAATACAACATAAAAACCAATAAAAGTTACCTTAATATGAAAGTTTATGAATTATTCATAGAAGAAGACAGCGAATTTAGCGGTATAGATGCCATTTCTATTGTGGAAGAACCTGCAATAGAGGAAGATTTCATTACATTGTCTGCCGACAAGGTTCAATTAGCCAAAGTAGACGATGAAAAGCGTATTTTGATGGGTGCAGCCCTTGTGCCTAATCGTAAGATCTATCGCAACAGCGAAGATGAGGAATACTACATATTTTTTAGTGAAAAAACCGTAAGAAAAGCATCAGAACTATTTTTAGCAAGAGGAAAGCAAAACAACTCAACATTAGAACACGAATACAACATCAAGGGGCTATCAGTAGTAGAGTCTTGGATTGTAGAAGACGAAACAAACGACAAATCAAAGCTATACAACCTAAACGTACCAGTAGGTACTTGGATGGTGAGTGTGAAAGTGAATAATGAGCAGATTTGGGAAGAGTTTGTTAAGACTGGTAAGGTGAAAGGCTTCAGTATTGAAGGATACTTTACAGATGATAAGGATAGACCAAAAGAGTCTGTAAAAGAAGAGGCTTGTGAAGAATGTGATGGTGGTTGTGATAATTGCTTAAAAGAATTACAAGCACACCAAGAATTATCAGAGGTTTTAGCTGCTCTAGAGGAAGTAGAGTTAGAATCTTATGGAGGATACCCAGAATCTGCAAGAAACAACGCTAAACTCGGTATTAAAAGAAATAAAGAGTTAGGAAACAAGTGTGCAACTCAAGTAGGGAAAGTAAGAGCGCAACAATTAGCAAGAGGCGAGAAATTTACTAAACCAACACTCAAGAGAATATATTCTTATTTAAGCAGAGCAGAGGCTTACTACGATGCTAGTAAACCGGAGGCTTGTGGTACAATCTCGTATCTACTATGGGGTGGTAAGAGTATGAAGAATTGGGTAGAGTCTAAATTAAGAGGTTTAGATGAGTTATCTGACGTAGAGATGGATGTTAATCCTTGTCAAGAAGGATACGAACAGATAGGAATGAAAGATAAAGATGGAAGATTAGTTCCTAATTGTGTTCCAAAACAATAATGAAAGATAACAGAAACAATCCAAGTAGAACAAGCCCTAGAGAGGGTAGAAGAGCGTGTCTTTGTGCAAATGGAACTTACAGTAGAAAATGCTGTAATGGAAATATGATAAATCAAGGGATAGGTAAAATTAAATCAGCTCCTAAATACTACTTAAGACAAGAGGACTTTGATTTATTGTTACAAGAAAATAACCATAGAATATTATTATAATGGCAGATAAGAAAATAAGTCAATTAGATACAGCTACAGATTTACAAGGGACAGAACAACTGCCTTTAGTACAAAGTAGCGCAACTAGAAAAACAACACTAACAGATGTTCAGCATTTTATAGTGAATCATTTAGACGCTGTAACATTAACGGTGTCTGATGGTCAAACCATAGATTTAAATTCATCTACTTATGATGAAGCAGAACTTATAGTATTGAGTTGGAGTGGCGGTAGTGGTACAATGGAATTGACATTACCAGATGCAACAGATAGCAAGAATCTAAATAGAGTCAAAAGACTTATATCCGATTCTACATTTTCTAATAATACACACGCAGACTTAACACCTGCAAGTGGTCAGAATTTAGATGGAGCAACATCAGCCTATCGCATCAATAAAGCCTATGAGGGTATTACGGTATGGTGCAACGGAACAGAATGGTTTATAATCCAAGCGAAGGCTTAAAATACAACAAATAAAAAAGTAATAGTTAAACCTTATATAAATTAATTTATGAAAGCAACAGAAATCGTAGAAAAACTGAAAAATGTTCTGCTTTCTTCTGAAACAGAAAAAGTGGAAGAGATAGAACTGAACGAGGCAGAAGTATCTGCTGAATTGGCTGAAGAAGAGGCTATGGAAGATGAGCCTAAAGAAGAGCCAAAAGAAGAGAAGTACGTTACTAAACAAGAAATGGAAGCTGCTTTAGCTGAAGTGAAAGCAATGTACGATGAGCTTATGGAAAAGATGAGCTACGAAGAGGAAATGGAAGTTCCTCAAGAAGTAGAAGAGAATCTTTCTAAAGATGAGCCTAAACAAGAAGTAAAAGAAGAGCTTTCTGCTGTAGAGCCATTAACACACTCTCCAGAGGAAGCACAAGAACAAAAACAAAGAATTAAACTTTCTCAAAATAGAATGCCTTCTATTCTTGACAGAGTTTATGCACAAATATCAAATAACAACAGATAATTAATATGAGTACTCAAAACGTAAAATTAAGAGACATTACAGGTTCTGGGTCTACGGATACCATAACTACGACTTATGCTGGTGAATTTGCTGGGGATTATATCGCTGCTGCACTTTTATCAGGAAACACTCTTGCAAATGGTGGAATCACGATCAAGCCAAATGTAAAATATCAAGAGGTAATCAAGAAGTTAAATCTTTCAGATGCTTTAACTGCTGCCACTTGTGACTTTACTGCTGCTGCTGATAAGATTTCATTGGTTGAGAGAATTTTAACTCCAACTGAATTGCAAGTAAATTTAGAATTATGTAAGAAAGACTACCGTTCAGATTGGGAAGCAATCCAAATGGGAATCTCTGCTTACGATAACTTACCTCCTTCATTTGCTGATTTCTTAATCGGTCAAGTAGCTGCTAAAGTTGCTGAAAGCATTGAGAACACAATTTGGAACGGAGAAGTTGGTGGAGCAACAGGATATGCTTTATTCGATGGAATCCTTCATAAGTTAGCTAATGCTACTGCTGACATTCCAGATTCACAAGAGGTGACTGGTACTACAGTAACTGCTGCTAACGTAATTGACGAGTTAGGAAAAATAGTTGATGCTATCCCTTCTGCTCTTTACGGTTCAGAAGACTTACACATCTACATTCCACAGAACGTACACAAAGCATACGTTAGAACATTAGGAGGATTTGCTGTTCAAGCATTCGGTACTGCTGGTTCTGAATCAGCTGCTGCCTCTGTAGGTGCTAACGGTGTAGGAAACAACGGAACAACTTGGTACAACGGTCAAGGGTTAACTTTTGATGGTATCAAAATGTTTGTTGCTAACGGACTTCCAAACAACAAAATGGTTGCTGCGGAGCGTTCAAATCTTTTCTTCGGTACTGGTTTACAATCAGACTTAAACGAAGTAAAGGTAATTGATATGGCTGACATCGATGGTTCTCAAAACGTAAGAATGGTTATGAGAGCAACTGCTGGTGTTGAAGTAGGAGTAGTAGAAGATGTAGTTATCTACTCTTAATAAAATAGATTAATAACCTAAAAGGGTGGGTGAGCCTAGAGCCTACCTACCCTTTTTTATTTAAACGAAATAAAATATGGCTTGTGATATTACAGATGGTAGAGTGTTGCCTTGTAAGGATACGGTTGGTGGACTAAAAAATGTTTACTTCATCAATTATGATGCTACAGACACTTTTACAGAAACAGCTGACGATACTGTTGCTCATACCGATTTTACAGGGTTAACAGCTTATCAATACGCACTTAAAGGTACATCTTCTTTAACACAGAATATTACTTCTTCAAGAGAGAATGGAACAACTTTCTTTGAGCAAGTGTTAGAGTTGACATTACCTAAATTATCTTCTGCTGACAATAAGGAGATTAAATTATTAGCATTCGGAAGACCAAGAATTGTAGTTGAAGATTACAATGGAAACTACTTTTTAGTAGGTAGAGAACACGGTGCTGATGTAACTGGTGGTACAGTAGTAACTGGTGCTGCTATGGGAGACTTAAGTGGTTACACACTTACATTTACAGGAATGGAGAAGAAACCTTCTAACTTCATTACTGGAGATTGGATTAGTGAAGCTACTATTGACGATGGTTCTTCATAGTAAACATAATAAATATTAGAAGAAGGGGCTATATGCCCCTTTTTTTATGAAACAAAAAATCACTCTTTTAGTTATCCTAATAAGATGATTAAGTTAAGACCAATATCCGAAGAACAAACTTTTAGTATTATCCCTGTAACATACAACACAACCGTGTTAGGAACAGCTGATCTTGTACTAGAAGAGAACGGAACAAGCGTAACAGATGAGAGTGCTACATTTACTGTAGCCTTATCAAGTAATGAAAACTTTGTAGAGGTTAGTCTTACACCTTCAATAACTTTTAAAGAAGGTCAAATCTACAGCTTTGAGTTAAAATCAGAAACAGATGTGTTCTATAGAGATCTAATTTACATTACATCTCAAACGAATAAGAATGAGGTATACAGAATGCCGGATACTTATACAGAGTATAGTCACGATGATGAATATGTAATTCTATGAAAGAATATAAAAATAGCATAAGGGTATTAAATTTAAGTGGATACCAAGCTCCTAAAGTTATTGAGGACAAGAGAAAAGATTGGGTGAGGTATGTAGACTCTGATACAGGAGAAAGCTACTTCTCAAGCCTTATAGAAAAGTATTTAGGAAGCCCAACAAACTCAAGATGTATCAATGGTATTTCTGATATGATTTATGGTAGAGGACTAGATGCTACCGATAGTCAAGAAAAGCCAGAGATGTATGCAAAGATGAAGTTACTTCTCAAGCCTTCTTGTATGAGAAAGGTAGTGAATGATTATAAGTTATTAGGTCAAGCTGCTGTACAAGTGGTTTACAATGCTAATAAATCAAAGATTCTGCAAGTACTTCATTTTCCTATGGAGACACTACAAGCAGAGAAAGCAAACAAAGGAAAGATTGAGGCATATTATTATCATCCAGATTGGGATTTTATAAAGCCTAACGATAAACCAAAAAGAATACCCTCATTTGGGTGCGGAGCAAAAGGTGAATTAATTGAGTTATACATCTTCAAGCCTTATAAGTCTGGGTTTTATTATTACTCTCCAGTAGACTATAATGGCTGTTTACAGTACTGCGAGTTAGAGGAGGAAGTTTCTAATTATCATATCAATAATATTAGAAATGGTCTTCAACCTTCTTTAATGGTAAACTTCAATAATGGAATTCCTAATGAGGAAACACAAGAGCTTATTGAAAGAAGACTGTACGAGAAGTTTGGTGGTTCATCTAACACAGGAAAGTTTGTGTTAAACTTTAACGAATCAGCTGAAGAGGCTGCCACCATTGAACCAATACACTTGCCAGATGCTCACGCACAATATCAATTCTTGGCTGATGAAGCACGAGAGAAAATAATGCTTGGACACGGTATTGTATCTCCAATACTTTTAGGTATTAAGGATAATACTGGTTTTGGTAACAATGCAGAGGAATTAAGAACAGCAAGTATCTTAATGGACAACATTGTAATTAGACCATTCCAACAAGGCATTATAGATGGACTTAATGAGATTTTAGCATTCAATGAAATCTACTTGAATCTATACTTCATTACACTACAGCCTATTGAGTTTACAGAGTTAGAAAACATCTCTACTAAAGTCAAGAGAGAAGAGGAGACTGGTGAGAAATTATCTGCTGATACATTAAAAGACTTTACCGATGAGGAAGGTGAAGATATGTTATCACAACTTGAGGAGTTGGGTGAGGTTATTTCTGATGAGTGGGAGTTGGTGCATACAGAGAATGTTGGTGAGGAC